TAAGGTTAATTTCTTAAATGGATTGTTTGATACTCCAATTACATAAGCATTGGCTTCATAAAAAGCAATCTGATTATTATAAAACTTCGGAACTATTTGTGATATTTCATATTCGTTACCCATATAAATGAATGTCCAAATGTTTCTTCTGATAAAACCTCCAGCATTTAATATATGATTACGTTCCATATACAGTGTTGGTTTAAAATATATCTTACGAATATCTCGTTCTATTGTTGTATCAAAGTCCGTGGCTTTTTCTGCTATCTCAGGAAAGTCATATGTAACTGGATCAATAAGTACCTTATCTGTAAACTCAATAGGATTTGAATACGATGCTTTACCAAGATTTCTAGAATCAACGTTAGCAGTATATTCTAACATTCTAATAGGAATACCTATCTTATCAAATGCTGCTATGTATTTGTCTGTTATTACACCAGTCATTCCAACAGCATAATAATCTTGTTTTGTGTTAATTGGTGATTGTACTTTAAACGATAATAGTATGTTATTATCAACAGCCGTATCTAACGTATACACTCCTGTATCTGATGCTAGAGTGTTACTATAAGCATTGTTTACATATCGCTCCTGCGCTACCACAGACTTGTTCACGTCGAATCCATTGTTAAGGTTACCTGAACCATATTGATAAGCATTTCTCATATCTTCAGCATTACCAAAATACTGTAATGTTTCATCTCCGTGTCTGAATAATTGATTACCAACTATGTCTAGATTGCTTTTACTATTTATCTTACGCCAGGCATTATCATAATTATATGTACCATCATTTTCACTTATGTGTTTTACCATAACATCATTTGTTGTACCGTTATTTAATGTAGATGTTACTAAGAATCCACCTTCTTGAACACCCATAGCACTTAATTTGAATACACCTGTACCAGTTATAGCATCAACTGGTGCTGTATAACCTGCTATTGATAAAGTACCACTTGTAGGCCAGGTAGCACCACCATCCTCAGATGTTATATATTTCATTGTTGTAGGTTGTACTCCACCTGGATTGTTATAATAATATTCATCAATTAAATAACCACTCTGATGTAAAATAGTAGACGATGTCCATCTAACTTTAACTATTCCATCATTTGCTACAATACCACTAGTTACAAATGCTGATGCTGTTCCACTTGGTGTGTAATAATAACCACTATTTGGATGACCTGCTGGTATACTTCCATCAGAATAATGTAAATTAGAATAGTACTTAGATATTTTATTATCACTAGAATCTGTAAACCATAATTTATCTGATGGTCCTTCTGTAAATAATTGAGCAAAATGAAATTGAATATCAACTCCGTCAAAATTTACAACTGTTGTTACATCATCAAAAGCAGGATACGGTAGAGGATAGTTAGTACTGTTTGAAACAGTCTCTGTAACCGTACCAGAGCCCGCAGGCGATATTCTATCACCATATGCGACCAGTAAGGTACCTGAACCATCCATTGAGATTGTAGGGTCTGTAATTAAATTACCAGAATTACTAATATCTGTTGTTTGATCGTATGTATAAGTTGTTCTATCAAATCGTGTATACTGTAATTTATCCCAACTAGTTCCAATGATGTGACCATATTTATCTTTCGATACAGAATCAAATCTTGGTGTAATTCCTGGTTTCATTTTAAATAATGAATTTGTATAGGCATTCCATCCAGTTCTTATTGGTGTATTAATTAAATTTTTAGTATTTAGATTTATAGTAGCAAGGTTGTCTGTAACTAAATCTTTATAAGAATTGTACATTTCACTATCTATGCTACCAAATACTGTTGATGAAGCGTCATCATTTTGAATATACGTTAAGTCTCCACCGGTATCAAATGCTGGTGTTCTGAATGTTAGACTACCATCATCCTTATCAATGAATGTATATGTAGTTGTCCAAGTTTCATTGGCAACACCTGAAACACTGTTGGCTAATGATGGTGTAACAAGACATAATTTATTTAGATTCTCACAGTTATGTAATGATTGTCCAACTCCACCATCTCCACCTGTTGTATTTAATTTAAGATATGTAACGTTTGTATTATCGGCTGTTACTTCTGAATCGTAATCATAACTATTAATTGCTGCTAACACAGACCAAGTAAATCCATCATCCGTAGATTTAAATATATCTATACGATTGTATTCAAATGGAATTGCTGCGTACAGTGTGTTGTTAGTTCTATCAATGACACAACATTTAGATTGACTATTGTTAAAGTTCTTTGATAGACCTCTACTATTGTATGAGTTAACTGTGATAGGTGTATCGCTTGATATATTGGACATTTAAATCTCCTTAATTCCTATGAATATATTTCCTGATCCTAATACTGGAGCATTCTCAACTGTGTATTTAAAATAAATTGTTTCTCTATCGTATGCTTCTATATAAAATGATATTTGTCCCGAATAATTATCAGATGAGATGTCATCAAATGCTATTGTTAAGTTACCAGATATACCAGTGTTAGAACCAGAAGCATTAACTTCATATCTGTGTTTAGTATCTGAGTCATTAACTATAACGAATGAGTCTTTGTGTATGTCATCATAGAATAAATTACCTATATCTAGTGAGTTAATTATATCAGATGAACTATTCCTATTTGTATCTATGTATTTGTTGTTATATAATCTATACATTAGTCCCCCTTTTCAGAATCAAATTCAGGCCATACTACATCACTAACAGCATCGATGTTACTTAACAATGATTCCATTCCTGTTTTTAAATAAGCATACTGACCTGATGTCATTTGAACTATATGACTTTCACCTTGATTATATAGAATAGTAATTGTTTGCTCATCCCAGTTAATCAGTGTTCTACCAAATGTAATATCTTTTGCGTTACTTTGTGTTAATGTTCCTGTTATCATATTATCCTCCTATTTAACTAACTTTTGACGACTACCCATTGTATCTACTTCGTGATGGAAGTCAAATTCTAATGCTGCTGCTAGACCAGTAAATGTATCTCTTACATCATCACCTAACTATACGCCGATCATTACAACATTATCAGGAAGACTTGCGTGTGATGCTGTTTTCCACAGTTCATCTACAGCTGCTCCTGCTGTTGCCTGAGTAGCACCTGATTTCATACTTTTTATTATTAAACCGCCATTTCCAACTTCTTGTGGGTCTATAACTAAATCTGCACCATCATATGTAATTGATGCATCTTGTGCTGCACCTAGATATAATTTCTTGTTATCAGCATCTATTTGTAAGTCGCCTCTTAATAAAGATGGAGCTGAGTGTAAACAATATATGGCCCAATCGTTTGTAACTGTGGATGTACCCCAACCTTGACCAGCTATATATAAATCATAGTTATTTGTTATTGCGCCACCACGTTGCATAGATCTTAAATATAAACCAATGTTATTTGTTATTGTACCACCGAATGTTGAAAGAGTTGCACCATATTGTAATGTAGCACCTCTTACATTTTCCTGTATTCCAGTTGAATCTTGAACATATGATGAACCATCAAAAGCTGATAGTGTTCCACCAGCTGTATTATCAGCATTACCATCTCTTATTGCTTGATAGACAGAACCAATTGTTGTATATGTACCATCATTATCAACTGTTAACTTTGTACCAAAAAAACCTGCGTATCTTGCGTGCTGGTCTGTTACGTTTCTTTGTACTGCAAACTGATATGTTTCAGATGGAGCTTTTCCAACTCCTACACGACTATCATCATTCATTAATATACCAGAAGCATCACCATTGTTAGATAAGTAATTATCATTTAACTGAATGTTACCAGTCATTTTTCTAGTGCCATCTTTAAAGAAAGCATTATCATTTAAATATCCACTGGCTGTTTCTAAATCAGTTATATCATCTCTTAATACACCTGATATAGTGTCTACATATCCTTTTGGTGTTAAATTATCAGTAGCAGTAGGCTGCTCACTTACACTTAACTTACCATCTTCATCGCTATATAAATAAGTTACGTGTGAGCCAGCACCCTTAGATATACCAGTATCAGCAATAATGTCATCATACTGAATATCTAAATAAACATTCGCATCTGCTGCTGTTAAATATCCAATAGTAGTAGCACCAACACAGTGAAAGTGATTATACATAGTTCTAATTTTTAAATCAGTACCATTTGAATCTAGATATATTCCTATCGCTTGCCCACCTGTATTGTTTACGTGGAGAATATTATAATATGCTTCGCCGTCTCCGCTACCGTTACTTGTAACAACGCCAATAGCAAGTGTTGTATCATTATCTGTAACAGTTGCAATATTACCTATAACCCTAGTAGTACCAGCAGCCTCGTTAAATATAATACAATTTATAAATGATGCGTTGGTTCCAGTAATTGTAATATTAACTGATTCTAAATCACCAAATCCTCCAGCTAGTATATTAACTGCTCTCTTTGCTGTAAGCCCTGCGGATGTTACATTGTTATGTGATATCATACTACCAAAATGCATCTTAAATGTACCACTAGTAGTTATAATGGTATGTCCTGATACAAATGTGCCGGTTGAACTAGCTTCAAAGTGGCAGAATCTAGCACTAGCACTACCAGTACCAGTTATCATATTAATTGCTGATGTATAAGTACCAATAAATTTAATGTTGCAGTATTTAACACCAGTAAAAGCACCAAAGTCACTAATTTGTGCAGTGTTCGTTATAACAGTTGAACCACCAGCGCAACCCATTCCCATAACACTTTGATTATTAGCTGTAAAATTTACTGTATCATTTACATAAGTGCCTTCGTAAACTTCAACCACTAGACCAACAATTACATTATCATCTAATGCTGCTTGTATTGTAGTATAGTCTGCACCTGATGCTGATACTGTAACTGTACCAGAAGGTCCGGGTAAATAACCTGATGCTCCTGCTATATTATTAATCATTTCAACTATCTTACCACTGGATGGGAATGTGTATTGTGTTCTTGCAGCACCTTGATGATAAGCTAATGCTTCTGCATCATTGGCATAACATAACAGTCCCGACTTAGCGTTAACTGCATGTGTTGCTAGATTACCTTCTAGTTTATGTAATTCTATATTGTTACTTACGTTATTACTCACAACTATATACCTCCGTGGCAGTGAATGCGTTTGAATAACCTTCTTGATAACTGTTACTGTGACTGTATACTTCTTGAAAACTACACCCAAAGAAACTATGATTTGTTACACCTGACTGTGACAACTTAACATGTTTACTGAATAACTGTTTACCAGTATCTTCTTTTAGAGTCTTAAATGGTTCATAGAAATCATAACCATTTTTATATGGCTTGAATTGAAACGGTAGTCTCTTATCATCGAATGCTGGCTTTATGTGATATGGATTCTTCTGTGATCTATACTTAACACTCATAATAATACTATAACCGCCATTACTCCAGATATCACTACAGTAGTGAGTACTGCAAATAGTATTTTAGATATTCTTTTACGAAAGTTAGTATTTGATTCAACCTTACCAATAAGTCCAGGCTTATCAAGTGTACCAACTAAATGTTCTTTTATAGAAACTACTACATCCATAATATCTTTATGATCTTGATCTTCTGACATTGACACCTCCAGTATTGGAGTGAGGATAGGCAGTCGAGGACCTACCCCCACAGGGATTAGAATGTGTCTTTAATAACAGCTGCGTAAGGTTCTACTAAGATACTAGTATCACCAGCATACCAACCCATAAGGTCATATGCTCTAGCAGGTACATTATCAGCAACATCTACTCCGATGTCTTGCATGAAAGCGTATCCAAATGCTTCTTTGGATGCGATAACATTGAAATTAACTGTAGCACTTTTAGCTACTTTAGAACTGATGAAACAAGGTATTCCGTAAGGAGAACCTACATAACCATTCAATGCGTTAGTACCGTCTCCAAAACCTTCTACAGTTCCTTCACCAACTGATGCCATAACTGATGCATCACCGATAGAAGCTCTTACTGCATCCCAAGATGTAGGAGCAAATACTGCAAAGTAAGGTCCAGGTGCATCTTGTGCTTCTAACTGAGCAATACCGCTAAGCAAGAAACCTTTAGCGTTATCAGCTGTTAAAGAACCAGCTTGTACGTTAGTAGTTAAGGCAGTACCAGAAGCTTGAGCAAGAATCAACTCATCTTCATCGTTACCCAATGCTCTACCCATTTGTTCACCGTAAGGTGCTAAATCACTGAACGGATCAGCGTATAGTGTATGTTTAGAGATTTGTACATAAGTACCTCTTTCAACAGGTGTAAGTAATACACCGTCAGTAGACCAAGTTGTTGAACTAGGAGCTACACCCTCTGTTAAGAGAGCTGGAGTTAACTTTTGAAATCTTGGTATTGTAACGCTTCCTGCGCCTTGAGGTAATTGAGAAGCTCTTACTAGAGGTCTCATTACTCTTGCAGCATAAGCTGCGGACTGAGCATCAGAACTTACGATAGTTCCGATTAGATCATCCATTGTAGTACTGTTTGATATTGACATTTTTTATTTCCTTTGGTTTTGTAACATACTTCTATATTGATCTCTCAACTTAGCTCTCGCAATAGGGTCCTTTTTAACAGCAGCTACATCAGTGGGTTTAGACCCTCTGTTGTTTGTGTTAGTATTCTCCTTACGAGTATTCATTGCTTCAATATTAGTATTGTTAGTATTTGTATTATCATTATTTTCTTCTGTAGTAGCTTCCACTTTAAACTGTGGGTACTCTGTTGCAAATTTATCGACAGCCTGTTCAATTGTTTGGCCTTCCGCTACTTTGATAAACGATGGATCGCATTTAATGCCCTTTGTCTCTAACATAGAGCCTATGCTACTTTCAACAGTCTTAGTATTCATAGTGGCTATTGTAGCTTCACTTTCTCTAAGCTTGCTTCTCCATCCAGCTGCCTCATCTCTCAAAGACTTCACGTAATCGGCTGAATACCCAGTATTCTGATTACTTGACTGCTGTTGCTGATTGTTTTGGTTATCTCCTGGATTACCTTCACTCATACTAAACTTCCTTTTCTAGAGGATCTACCTCTGGTTGTACTACTGGTTGTGATACTGCCTTATTGAACTCGATATTCGATCTAATAACAACTTCAGCTTCTTCTTCACTCAATGAAGGTTTCTGCTTCAGTAGCTCATCTACTGGTGTTATCAAGCCGTATCTAATATCAGTATCTCTATCTTCATTATCTTGTAGAGGTAATAACTTCTCCTCTGGGTATGACACAATAACATTTTCTATTGGTTCTTCACCGAGAACCTTTAATATCATATTTGCTAATTGTAATTCATATTTCTTATAACGTAATGTTTTACTATTGAATATCTGCATCAACGGTGCCCAACGTATTAATAGTTCTCTACCACTGTTAGCAGTTTCATCTCCTACTACAGATACTTTAGGTACACCAGATGTTTCAAATAACTTCTGTTCAAGATACTTGATTTCCTCTAGTGTTTCTTTGATCTTAGGGTTCATATTAAGTACTGATGCTTCAGCACTCAATGGTAATGATATTGTATTACCTGGATGAACTGTGATACCTTCACCGTTCTCATAACCCTTAATTACTATAGGTGTAGCAGACTCCATCTTTATCATATAACCAAGGTTCGTCAGTTGTTGATTAATGTAACCGTTTAACTGTTGTAATGCCTCTGCTGGAGCGTGACCTAAGAATTGATTATATACTTCTTCACCTCTGAACGAGACGAATGGGAGGAAGCCTAACTTATTTGGTTCTTGTGATTTCTCTGTCTTACCTTGGAATATTGTAACGTAGTCATCAGTCCATACCTGTGTACGTAGTACCTTCTCAACCTGTGGATCTTTATCAGTACCTACAAGTTCTCTAAACAGGCTTACTATTGATACTGCTAATGGACTATTAGGATCTTCATCATAGTCTACAATACTGATTTCACTAGCATCATACATCCTCAACTTAACCTTACCAGTGTCATCTAGTCCTACAAATACAAGACCAGTACCTGTTAACTCAGCAGCAAGGTCTACATTAAGTAAGAAGTTGTCCATATCAATATCATCATATATACCTTCTAGTATGCCAATTGATTTAGTAGGTCCTTCAAATTCTCTCTTCAGTGGTCTACTATACAGTAACGATAGTTTCTTTTTTATGATAGGTGCTAGTATATTAATGGTTACTAGATCAACATCCATATTAACCTGACTAACGTACTTCTCTTGTTTAGAATAATAGTAGTCAATATTCTTTATGGCTTCTTCACGTCTTTGACGTTCTTCAACAGAATCATTATTAACTGAAGCCTCTGTTATGATACTAGTTGGTGTTGAATCAATTAATGGCATTATATCTCCCTATGTTGTAAACAGACGTATGGTGGCTCTGTTAGTGGTGTTGTGCTTAAGAATGGCCTATGACACTCAGAGCAGCGTTTCCATATTTTATTTTTTAATGTTGTTGTCCCGTAACTTGATTGTTCAGGAACTTTACCTAGATACTTGGCATAGTCATACTTGTTTACGAAGAAATATCTGATAGCATCTGCCATATGGTCGTGGATACCATCCTTCAATGGTTCTTCTTTAACTACGTGTGTTATTCTATTAACGTCATACTGATAACCTTCTAATGATCTAATGGTTTCTTTACAACTACGATGTACAAAGAACTTACGTTCACCTTTAGCGTTCTTAATGAATGCTCTCATCAGTGCTAGACCTGGATTGATTCTAGTTGCTTTATTGGTAACAGTAAAACCACCTCTACGTAATTCATCAACTGGACTAAGACCTGACGTTAACTCTTCTGCATTACCTGCTGGATCTGAATACAATTGAATGATATCCTTTTGTCTGATACCGTGTTTACTAATCATTACCTGTATTGCTGTTATGACATCCTCCATTTGTAATCGTGATACATACAATTCATCTATGATGGTCACTGTATTATTGTACCTATTCACAGCAACCAAACATACTGCTGTTATACTAGCATACCCGAAATCACAACCCAAATAGTAATCATACTTCTTTAAATCATATACGTGATCTACATCTGTTATGTTACTGTCATCAAAGTCACTGTATACTCTACCTGCTCTAGTAATGAACTCAGCCATATACTCCTGACGAAAGTCTACATCACTCATCTCTTCCTTTGCCATTTCAATCTCTTCAGCATCAATCAATGTATTACTTGCTGTTGTCCAATGATAACTACTCCATCTGTCTTGATTGTATATGTCATAGAACCAATTACGTCCATTAGGTGTACTGATCATTATAGCCTCACCTTTACGGTCTGACAGTGATGGTCTAACTACTAAGTTCCAAGTGTCTGGTTTATGAAATGCTGCTTCATCTGCTATGTATAATGTAATTGAACGTCCTCTAAGACTGTCTGGATTATCACTTCCTTTAAAGTACATAGTACTACCATTGTGAAACCTTACACGCATCTGTGACATATGACAGTTCTTTATCAATGGAAGTAGGTCATCATAGTATGTAAGAAACTCCTCGAAGAGTACCTCACGTGCTAGTTTAAATGTAGGACCTACTAAGAATACTAGTCTATCTGGATCATTAAGTGAATGACGTATTGCCTGTTGTATAACGGCTTTTGTCTTCCCTGATCTACGCCCACCAACTATACATTTGAACCTTGAGTCATCATTATGAAACTCCACTTGATGTGGTTGAGGTTTATACTCTAATGTTATTGTTTCCAAGATACAGTGAAACTTCCTGGTTTATTACCATTACGTAACTCTTCTATTCTTTCAAGATGTTCAAGTATTAGTTTAATGTGTTGATAACTACCAGCCTTTGCTTTTTTAACTGTAGTCTTATATATGTCAGGTAAATATTGTTTAAGGTGTTCTCTAGCAGCAACTAATAATAGTTCAATGAACTTACTATCTCTTTTCCATACACATATAGTCTGTTCTGTAACACCTATTTGTTTAGCAACTTCTTGTTGTGTCATATCTCCTGTACACATTAACTCTATGGCTTGTAACTGATTAGGGTTCATTGTTCCAACCTTTCATTGCTTTATATGCTTCTTCTTGTATATCGTCTGCTTCTTCTTGAAACTGTTGTTCTTGTGTCAGTAGTTCTTTCAACTCTTTACGGAATATATTAACCATAACTGTGTAATCTATCACTACTTACCTTCTTTCAATCTAATATGTTCTAATTTATGATGATGAGCACATAGGAATATACCATCGTATGGGTTGTCATATCCTTTATCGTGATGAAATTGTATTGATGGAGAGCAAGAAGCATCAGAATGTGCACACTCACCTCTCTTGAACTCAATGTCAGTACCTGGTATCTTACCAATCTTTAATGCGTATTTTGCTTTTGCTTGTGATGACTTCTGTATTTTGTCTTTATTATATTTACCTTTTTGTTTATTATATAACTTTATTGCTGACTTGCTTTTAACTAGTTTACCTCCAGGTGTCAATGCATATTCTCTTGTCTTGATTTTAACACACTCTTTACACCTTGACTGAGTACCAGCAATGCCTCTAGTTTCATTGTAATACAGATTGAGTGACTTCCACTTGTCACAACAACTACACTTTTTGAATGTTACACCTGATACTTGCTTTACTGATTTGATCATAATAACTACTCCTCGACTTTACTTTAAAACCTTAAAAATAATTTAAACTGTATTGACTACGAGCATTGAATGCTTTATAGTTGTTACATTTCTAATTTCTTTTACTGTATCATACTTCAACTCTGTTATGATTACTGTTTACGTAACTCCCCTATATTCCTATTTTTAGTTTTAATGCTAATTAATAACACATCATATCCAGTAGGGAGATTACATTTCTTAAGGAAGACAACCTAAAAACCTTAAGTTCGACTATATGATTAGTTTAGTTCAACTCTTCAGTTGTATATCTGTATTATTTGTAAACTCAATTAAGGAATGCAGGACTTTCAACCTAGAGATATAATATGTGACATCTGCTGTCTTATACTAATATTATACCTAGAAGAATCGATATATCTACAAAAAAGATTATTTATTTACACCAAGGTGGTAGAAATCTAGGACTACCTCCACCAATACCATTATATATTGTAGGTATTCTTGTTGAGTTTATTAATAGTAAAGCATCAGAACCTTCTTGAGCATAAAGTACAGCCTGTGAAGTTAAGAAGTTAGCAACATTGATAGGGTTATCAGATGTGTTACCACCTATAGATGTTGAACCTATATTAACAGTTCTGAATGATGCTTTCTCTCCTCTAAGAGCTTGTAACATAAATACGTCTGACATATTCTTGAATACTATAGATGCCGCAAAGTTAACTTCTGCTTCTTTAGACATTTCTAATACAGCATTATATTTACGTCTACTAATGCTTGTATCCCAAGTATCTGTAAATCTACCAAGTCCTGTATCACCTAGTTTAAGATCCATATATGCTCTTGCTTTCTTAAGAGCTTTAAGTACATCATTATTAGTAACATCTTCAGTTGTTAAATTAGTATAATCATAGAACTCTTCTGTAGATGATAATGATATACCATCAGTCTTTGATGTTATAGCAAAGAATGGTGCTCCTTCTGAGAACTTAGATCCCGCTACTGCGTCTGATATTGCTGACGAAGCACTACTTACACTATTATGATATTGTATTTTATAGTATAATGTTTCATTTAATATATCTAGCTTTGCTGTCTCGGTTGGATATTCATAAGATTGTGTTTCAACAACGCTATATGAACCATCCTCGGTAGAAGCTGAATATATTTTTAATTGATTGAAATCTGGATCATCTGGTAATCCAAAAGTTATTACTCCACTAACTGTAGACATAGTTCCTCCTATTTAGCCTTTACAAGGCGAGTTAATTTTTTTACTTGATTATCTAATCTGGCAAGCTGCGCACCAGCACTTTCTTTTAAATTTTCTTCAGCAGTTATTTCGTTAAATTTCTTAGTTGCGTTATAAACTGAGGCTACTGCCCCAGCACCTTGTAGTACTGTTAATGCT